AAGGGTGATAACTTTGGTTAACATACCTGGTAAAGAAAAGTTAACAGATAATATTAATACTAAAGTATATAATAATAATAATACTACGTATAGTAATAAAGGGCGTTTTAAAAAACCAACTTTAGATCAGATTAATGATTATTGTATTGAAAGAAAAAATAATGTAGATGCAGAAGCGTTTATTGCTTTTTATGAATCAAAAGGATGGATGATTGGTAGTAATAAGATGAAAAATTGGAAACAAGCTATTATTACTTGGGAAAAAAGAGAAACAAAGAAACCAACTATGAGTAAATTACATTCACAAATAAATGAATGGCAAGAAGCTAAAAAATTATTAAA